TGCCCGTACAGGCTGCCGGTAGCGGTACTGGTGTACTGCCACATATCGCAATCAACGGGGCATTTTGCGCCATATCTGGCAATCCAGCGGGCATATTTTTTCAACTTGTCCGATACAAGTCCGTCAGCCCAAAAATCAGGATTGCAGTATACCCCCACATCATAGCCAGCCGCATTTACCCGCTCCAGCCATGTTACAGCATACATAGTGCGCCTTGCAGCACTAATGCTGTCAGCTCGTCCTTTGCGCCCTGGCGCATACTCCAAATCCAGGAAAACCGGAAAACTCAGCTTATGTCCTTTGATGAGCTTTAGCAGATAATCTGCCTCTTCCACGGCTTCGGAGTTATTCATTGCTGTGGTGTACCAATAGATACCCACAGGCAACCCCACGGCTTCAGCGGCAGCGATATTGGATTGGTACTTTGCATCCGTTTTTATCGTGCCGGCACTGTATCCACGGTAGCCAGCTCTGATAATCACGCCGGCAGCCTGCTTCTTCATTTTGGCAAAATCAATTTTACCATTATTGCTGGATACATCTGTAATCAATACGGACATTACTCCTCGTCCCCTCCGTTACCCTTAACATTACTTTCGCCGCTACATTTTAGCCCGACAAACAGCGAGGTGATTTTTTCAGGCAAAATATCAGGGTTGATTTTGCAAATATTTTCTATCCCGCTGCCAATTTCCATCAAACAGATGTAGGCACACACCGCCCCAGCTACGGGGACGGTAACACCGATATCAAGATACCCCTGTGCGTAGTCAACCAACACGCCCAGGGCAATAATCAGGATTGAACCAATCTTGTGATACAAGCCCTCTCTCATGATAGAGCTTTTAAAGGTGTGGGTTGCCAGTCCCTTGATGATGCCAGTGGCGAAATCCAGACAGATAAACCCAAATGTGATGATAAATTCCACGTTTTCCTTCCTCTCAGTAAGTAATTTCTACATAGCCGTAAGTATAATTATCAGATACCTTCCGCTCCTGTCGCTTGCAAACTTTACTAGCGTTATAGTTAATGGTGTGAAGGACATTGCCTACCTGTAGCACCAGCAACTCGGTATGGCTTGCGCTATCTTTGGCTTTCCCTTTAAACAGTACCAAATCACCAGTCTTAAGGCTGTAGTTACTGTCCTTTGCGTGCCACAGACCTTTTTCCTTTGCTTTGGATTCAAGGGTAGGCGCATTTTTTGAGATGAGGTCGCCCAAATCTGTCCCCTGAGACACTCCCCAGAGTGCGCCTACTGTGCAGTAAGCTTCTTTCTTTTTGGGGCTTTTCTTGCCCTCGGCGGTGGAATTGTACCAGGCGATAGCCTTAGTCTGGGGCTTTCGCCCCAGCCAAGATTCGCCGTGTTTGATTGCCGCCGCCTGGCGGGGCGTAATCTGCTGTAAGTAAGCATCATGCGCCCACAGGCGTTTCCCGTCCACGATAAGCGGCACATAGGTTTTCCCTAACTCCGTGTTGACAAACTTCCCACAGTCATCCGCTGTCACTAATGTTCCAATGGACAACTTTTTGATAACGTTACCAGTCTCGCTGGACGGAAAGTCCCGCAGGGGAACTACTTTTTTTACGATGTAATACATTTACACATTCCTTTCTGTTGGGACGGTGAACCCCCTATATGAGCGTTATATAAGCGGTCAAATAGGGGTTTTAGTCGGACGGTTAATCTGTGGTTTCAGGGATTTCCAGAGCATCTAAGACATCCATGACCTGAGCTCTGATACGTTCGGGGACATCAGCAATGGATTTCTTGCCCTTGATAATCAGGGTTGCATATACAACAGCCATCTCCTTCACCTCTTTTCTGCACATAAAAGCCAGAATGAATCTAATTATCATTAAGTTTCGCTGCCAAGAATTGCCCGAACAGCATCCTTCAGATGTTCAGGTACATCTTCAATGGTCTTCTTGCCCTTGATAATCAAATCTGCATACACCTTTGCCATATTTTTCGCCACCCATCTTAACTAATCATTTCATACACATCACACAAAGCTAACTGTGCTGCCGTCAATTCATTTTCCATAACAGCATTACGTTCAGCCTGCAACTGGATGTATTCATCTTTGGTGTATTCTGTCAGGTCAAATTCAAACCCAACAAATTCCTGTTCCGCACCCTCGTTTTCAGCTACCGGGGAAATATTAGAAGCAACGAAAACCTTGGCTTCCGTCAGCTCTACTCCCAAAGGTTCAACTGTGCTTCGCTGTCTTCCATAATCTTTCATGCGTTTTGCATCCTTTCTACTGAGCTTTCCATGAAGTGATAGCAGCGGTATAGACGGCACTGTCCTTGGTGGGTACACATACCAAGCGACCGCCGATGTCCCGGGCACGATGTCCGGTAGCATTGTTGAGCCGCCAGCAGAAACTGCCAGCAATAGAACCGTGAGACCAACGAGCACTCAAATGGGTAATGCAGTAGTTGTTCAAATCCGAAGTGATATAGTGGTAGTCACCAACAGGAAGTGAGCTGTTCCCAAGACATTCAGAAGCCATGAAGAGCCAATCACAAATTGTGGAATAACCCATTGCTGAAATATATCCACTTTCATTTGCGACCGTAAAACCTGCACCTTCATAGTTGTCTGTTCGTTTGTTTTCAGTGTAATTGTAATCAGTACAATAAAATGGTTCTCCGCCGCCCATTGAACCATTGCCCCAAACGTTGGGGTCGATGGTGAATTTCCAAATGTTTCCCCAATCGTTTTCTCTTCCACGATAGGAAACAGATGTCTTTCCATCAGTGGTATCAGTAGTGGATGTATTGCCCTTGATGTTGATGGTTTCTGTCGCCCGCCCTGTGCTATTTCCAAGGGATGATGTTGCCCCTGTATTGGATGCACAGTTGTATGCCGAATTGTCTGAAATATTGACAACGCCCTGACCAATGGCAGTCTGAAAGTTCATTGTTCCCATTTCAATCATGCAAAGAAGCTGTTCCATTGATGCAATCTTGGAATTTTCAAGATGCCATCCATCTCCTCTGTTCTTTGCCATCTGCTCAATATTTGGTCTTGTCAAACTCTGTGAAAGCCCGCTTGCGGGTTTTACCCCTGCAATGGAACTGAACTTGTCTTCATTCGCAGACATCACCTGTTCATCTAACAGCAAATAAGCACTTGCAGAAGTGTCATAGATAGAACCTTCATATGCACCCATAAGGATATAATCAACTTCATTTCCATTTGCATCATAGAATGCAGGGTGAAGTCTGAATCCTGCCCTTGCTTTTTCACTCACATAATAGTTTGCTTTTCTCAGATGATAACCAATCCCCGTATTGATTGGGTCATAGACAACAGGACAAACCAAATAATAAAACTTTGGTTGATAGACCATAACCTGTCCCATTGAACCATCTTCTGCGAAGTTACTGTCACCATACCAAGCAACAACAGTTCCATCATCAGCAACATTGCATCTTTTTCTCCCGCCATACATTGCAAATTTATCAAAATCTGCACCTGCATTCAGATTGGTTGCACCTGCAATTCTTGTGCAGGTTTTGTTTTTATAATCAACCTGCAATCCAAGGATGTCATCATCAGCCAATCCAAGGTATGCACGGAGGTCTGCAACACCTGCAAGGATTTCCTGACTATTGAAGTTTTCGCTTCTCAATTCTTCAATGTTCGATTTTGCAGAAGCATTTTCACTTTGCAAAGACTGATAAGCAGAATTTGCAGTTGCAACAGAATCATCCAAGTTTGTTTTTGCAGTATTTGCAGAAACCATCAGGGAAGACAGGTCTGATTTGATGGTTTCTGCATCACTGATAATTCCTTCAAGCTGTGTTTTCGTTGTACTCGCATTTGCGATTGCAGTTTCAAGGTTGGCCTTTGCTGTCTGACCTGTCTTCGTGGATGTATCTAAATTGGATTTTGCTGCGTTTGCGTTACTGATTGCGATTTCCAGATTAGATTTTGCAGTGTTCGCCGTGGTAACAGATGCATCAAGGGTTTCTTTTGCTGTTTCTGCATTGGTCTTTGCAGTATTTGCATTTGTGGTTGCTGTCTCAAGGTTTGTCTTTGCGGTACTCGCTGTGCTTGTCGCATTGGTCAAGTTGGTTTTCGCAGCGTTAGCCGTTTTAGTAGCCGTTTCCAAATTGGTTTTCGCTGTATTAGCGGTGGACGTGGCTGTTTCCAACTCTTTCTTTTTAGTTTCACCGTCTGTTACAGACGCATTGTAATCAGATACAGCCTGTTCAACTTCATCCTTTGCAGCAATGATTTCTGTTTTCAAATCCTGATAGCTTTCATTATCATCATTTACTTTTTCCAAGGCATTGATGATAGATGAGCGGACTTCTTCACCGTAAACGGCATTTTGAATTTGTTCAACATAAGGGTTTATGTTTGCCATTATTCTTTACCCTTCTTCCTCTCCTGTTCTTTTTGCTCCTGTTTCATTCTGTTCATATCAGAAACCAGCTCCACATTTTTCTGATTTCTGACAGATGCAAGCAAATCAAGGATAATTCCTTCCATCAGGTAAGCAGGAAGATTTGTTTTTTCCTGCACCTGATTGAAGGCATCCATCATCATAACTTTTGTATTTTCAAGCATAATAGACAATGGCACATTCTCATTCATAACAATTCAGCCTTTCCTTATGGGTATTTGGATAGGTTCCTTCACAGCTTCTTCGTCCGTTGCAATTTCCGCCGAAAGTAACGCACAAAAAGATTTCTTTTCAAGCAGCGTGTAGGGGTCTTCCCACGCCACCTTTTCATACCCTAATCCTTTTGACAATTCCTGGACTGCCTTAATAAGATAGAAGATGAATTTCGTTGTCTTAATGGACAAATGACCATCTGCTTCTTCATTGACCAATTCTGGGGCAAATAGGGCAAGCTGCTGTGCAATAATACCAATATTTTCATGTCCCCCCGTTTGTACCCAATCAAATTCTTTCAGGTCAATAGCGTTCAGCATTTTCAATGCTTCGACCTGCGTGTCAGCAATGTTCTTCTTCATGCGTGCATCCGATTGATTATTGATGGAATAGTTGTGCATATCCAACGCAGCGTAAAAATCAATATCCACATTGTTATAGATTGCAAACTGCTTGTTCACGCCGTCAATTACAACCGCATTGCTGTTGGCTTTATTGCACCAAGTCATTTTCCCGTTAAAACCACAGCCGCCACTTGACCACACAAGAAATCTGTAGTCGTCTGTTAGATAAAGGTTGCCGTCAGCGTATGTGTTGCAGGCAAAATGGAGCCCCTGTTTATCCTTGGTGTTTTTGTGGTGATAAATCAACTTCGTAGTGTAGCTGGTCGCACTGGAAGAATCCTTTGCCGCCCAGCACATATAAGAAGCGTCATACTCTAAATCAAATACCAGCCCTCTGTACGAAGTATCACTTGACCAGCTATTTGTTCCAATCCTACCGATTGACGTTCCCTGATAGTAGTACCGAGCCCCAGTATAAGTCAGCGACATCAGCAGCTGTTCTGAATTGTCATAGACGTTTAGGGCTGCGCCCTCGAATTGGATATATTTAGTGCAGCTGTTCCACGCAATCCGTACATATTTATAATTTTGGGTCAACTTCGTGGTAAAATCTGAACTGTTCAGTTTCTTTGAAACTTCACTTGTGATTGCATCCGTTGTGACTTTGATGTCGGCGGAAGTCGAATAATTCTGTAGTCGTCCGTCAACGTACTCAACTGCGGTTTCTTTTGCGGAAAGCAACACAGAATCAGCGGTATTCTTGATAGCGGTTGTTATCTGACTGATTGTGTAATAATCTTTCAGCTTTGCGTCAGTGTAATCTTCAGCATCTGACCGTGCCGTTTTTTCCGCATCCGCTATTTCCTTTGTTACCTGTGTCGTGTATTCAACAGATAATTTTTCGGCGGAAACAGACCCGCCAACCAGCCGTTCGCCAACAATTTGACCGTCCATAGTAATAGCAGTTGCATATGTTCCGTTGTATCCAGTGTTAGAATACCCCAATCCGTTCAGATTCCACCGCCACACCTTTCGGGCTGTGTTCACATCATCAGTATCCATGATAAGCTGTTCTTCTGCGGTTGTTACAACAT